AAACAATATGAAACATACGAAAACGCATGTGTTCGGTTCTTCTATTGAGGCAGATGCTTTTCAAGGAAGGAATTGGAATGCTAGGTTAGCTGGTCTAACCAATAAGCCTACTGATTTTGCGTCAGAGGGGAAATTAGATATCCAAGTTTTAAAGGGTGATATAGATGCTTTTTATCGTTCATTTCCTGATGAAATTAAATCACTACATAGGGATTTAATGGGATTGCCAACGAATTGGAAAATTAAAAGTAATGTGAGTGATAGTGCTGGGGATGGATCTATTGTTTCGGGTGAAATTTCGCAAGCGCGGAAATTCGGATGGTTGCCAAAAAACAATCAATCTATCAAAGCGGAAGTTGGTAAAGTTTTCCCTGTCCATATCGATATCGAAATGGCTGGTTTCAAATTACAGGAAATTGAAAATAACTTCGTAGGAGATATTTACAACAAAGAAGGATCACAGCCTTTAAAGTATGTGTTCGTTCGTTTCTTATTGTCGGAACTTGATAAGGAAGCGCGTTTGGAGGATCGTAAAGTAGCTACTAAAGGTGTGTTCGTAGAAACGCCTGATAACGCTACTGTACCGGGTATGGCTATTCATCGTGGGGATGGTTTATTTATAATTCTTTGGAGAGCATTGCATATCACAAAACAATACGTTTACAAACTTATTGGTGCGCCATCAACGAGCAATATTGTAGATTATGTAAAAAACATGATTGAGCAGAATATGCCTGATGATGTTAAAAATGCTTCGGGATTAGTATTTTATATGTCCCCTTCATGGTTAAGAAAATATAAGGAGCGTAAGCGTATTATATTTGGACAGGATACTAATTACAATGGTACTGAACTTGTAGAAATTGAAGGATACGAAAATTTCAGATTTGAAACGTTGCGTGATTTAGAAGGAACGGATCACATGTTCATTACTACTGAGGATAACATTCAGCCGATGGAGAATGTACCCAATGAAAAGTCAATGTACAACTTTGACAGTTTGAAAAGGGAGTTATATATTTTCGCAGATTACAAGTGGGGAATTAGAGCGAAGCACATAGGTAATAAATTGAGCGCAGGAGATCCTGATCAATTTAAAGTGCAGAGTGTTTGGACAAATGGACTTTCACCTTTTAAAAGTGATTTCTATGTTCGTCTTTATGATACAGGGTTGACGGATATTGCATTACCTTTTAGTAATGTGACTATCGTGGATGGATACTCTACGGCTATTGAAACTTTAACGGGAACGTATGAAGGGCAGATTGTTCGAATCAAAGGAAATACGGCTGCTACGGCGCTTGTTACTGATGATGGGAATATCACATTAGCAGGAAATGCAGATTTCAATACGGCTACGGGTGGTACATTAACACTTAGAGTTGGAACAGGTGGAGCGTTAACGGAAGTGAAGCGTACTGCGGAGCCTGCTGCTGCTCCTGATACTGATGTGGCATTTACAGATATGACTATTGATGCAAATGACGGATTCGCCTATTCTTATACGGGTGGAGTAGATTCGTTTGAAGGTATTATAAATGGCTTTGAAGGACAGCAAATTGTTGTAACAGGTAGTGCTGGTGGTGCATTAACTTTTGTGAATGTTGCTGGTAATATTGCTGTGGGTGCGGCTGCTGTTTTAGCAGATGCGGCAGATAATATCACGTTGACTTTAATCGATGGAGTATGGACAGAGGTTGCGCGAACTATTGCGTAATTAGATAATAATAGAAGCGCAGTAATTTTTACTGCGCTTCAAATAAAAAACTAGACAATGTTTGTTATAGAAAATATAGTAAAAAAGGAAGGTGCAGGCGCAGGAGCGGCAGTACCGAATAAGCCAAACGTAACGTTTGTGAAGTCAAAGGATGTTTTACAACGTCCTGTAAGAGATAGTCGTGGTGTTAAAATGCTGGGTGATTTTGTATTGAATGCAGGTGCATCGATGTTTACGATTTATATGGTTCCTTCAAAGCAGAAACAAAATTTTGCTGGGGAAGGTGATGAAGATATGGTTACAATTAAGCAGACATACGAAGGGATGTTTCCTGGGGATACTTTGGCTGCAAATGAGTTGTTTCAAAACTTAGTTGGTGAGGATTTAGAAATTATCGCAGGTAATTGCGTGGATGGTTTTATGAGGGCTTACGGAACGGAATGTTCGCCAATGAAATTAAAACCTTCTTACACTTCTGATAATTCAGGACGTATGCATACACTTGTGTTTGCGCAGGAAGTCGGAAGTCAATTTGTACCGGGTTTTTATTATGGTAACTTAGTTTTGAGTTCGCCAACAGCTTCGGATGAAAGTATGGATCTTACGGTGGCTAATGGGATACAGTATCAATTAGATTCTTTCGCAGTTACGGCAGCGTTAGATGTTGCAACTATTGATTTGGAGCATAATGCCTTAGTTTCATTAATTGGTGGCGGTGGAGCTGATCCAGCGATATTGAGTAAAGGTGCAGGAACGGCAGCTACGGTAATATTGAAAGACGGAACGGATTGGACTGCATTGGAAGATGCGACAATTTCATTACGTGTATTTGAGGAAGGTGCTACTACGTATTTGGTGGAAGAATCGAGAAGCTAAAAGTTTCGAATATAGTTTAGAAAAGCTGCTCCAATTGGAGCAGCTTTTTTTTTGTCACAGAAAATGTAAAATGCAATTGCAATATTTGAGTTATAAAATAATCAAACAAAAAAATAAAAAATTATGAGTTCAAGTGTCAGGTCACAGATTATTGCATTGCTATTGGCGGTGCTATCGCCAAAAGTTCGTTTTAACGAATTGTTATCAGTCTTTATGAAGCATAAAGAGCATAATCCGTCGCAGGCAGCGTATTTCAATCGTTCTTTATATTCTACTGAGAATTTAAAGTTGTTGATCTACGATGTGAAAAAACTGTATGACATTAAAGATATTGATTTAAAAACGTCAAAAACAAATGTGATTGACTTTGGATTTGGCAAGGTGATAGCCAAAGAAATCAATACAGGACGGGAGCGTTTATTGGCGTTGAATGTGGATTCTTTGGATGCTATCTATAAGAATCAGCAGAGTATTGATTTGGTCGAATATTCGGGGCTTGTTTTGCCTGGTGAAGCGCCTGCCTTTTCTGCTGGTGTTAAAGGACTTGGGGAAATGAAGTTGTATTTAAAGGAAAAAAATGCATATAATGGAGAGTCGAAAATGGTTGCTTGTAAAGCTGCTATTGAGGCGTATCATATCGAATTATTAGAAAATGCGTTTAGTGTTGCGTGGTTGTTTTTAGTAGGTGCGCAGCAAACAGAAAAGGAACTTGTTATTCAGGAAAAACAAGATGCATCGCAAAAACTCAATGCAGGGGTGTTTCAAGCCTATTCAGAGGCAGAGCCAGCCGTAAAGGATGGATTGAAGCTACGTGTAGAATTTCCATTTTTAAGCGATAAGGATTGTCCTGACAAACTTAAAGTGTTAGTTGCTGATAAGTTCACGGCTTTAGAGAACTATGAAGCATCGAGGCAGGAAATTAAAGCGAAGGTTGCTGCTGGTGATACGGATCTGTATGCGATTGCATCGCAGGCGGTTGAAAATTGGGAGTTAAATCAGTTGATTTACGATGAATTGACGTATTACGCAGAAAACGGGGAGATCTTAGGGAATCATCCAATATTTGAAAAGGATGTATTACAGCGTAATGTTGATGGTTATAAAACAAGCGAATTAACTAAGAGGCGTGGTAATTTGCGATCATACATCAGTCGTGATACAAAAAAGGTCAAATCAATCAAGGATGCTGCTGCTAGGCAGAATGCAGAAAAGAAAATATCCGCATGGCAAATTGAATTGGATATGATTGATAATCGTTTGGAAGATGAATAAGTTATTTAGTCTGTCTAAAGTCGGTCGGGGTGTGTCGGAACATGCACCTTCATCGGCTTCGGGCAGCTTTATATCAAAATATCTAGTTGCGCATTACCAAAAGATTCAACATCTTGAAAAGGATTTGAAGCGTGTTCCTGAAAAGGAGGAATACTTTTTTTTACAAAGTGATAAGCAGTTTAATGCGTTTACTTTTATTCCGTTGTTGTGTTCAAAATTCAGTATAAAGCATTTATACGTTGCTACGTATAGCATCAATCAAAAGGTGATTGCTGCGCTGGTGGAATTGCATAATGAAGGATTGATTGAGCAAATCACTATTATTATTAGTGATACGTTATTAAGCAGGAATCAGGCGATTTCTGATCAGTTGGCGGCTGTTGCATCGCAATACGCCAATATTAACGTGATGTTTGCTTGGGTGCATGCCAAAGTTTGTTTGCTTGAAACAAATGATGATCATTATGTCATTGAGGGGAGTGGAAATTGGAGTGAAAATGCTGCGTATGAGCAATACATATTTGCTAATAGTAAGGGGTTGTATGATTTCAGGATGAAATTATTCACAGAAACGACAATTCGCCATAAGGTAATTTATGGAAATATTACAAAGGTGTAATGTTTGTGTAGCGTTAAGGATAGAGTGTATATACTTTTTGCAAAAAAGATAGCAATGATAGCCAGCCAATATATTTTTGAGCGGCTTACCAGGTTAAATTTTCCTTTAAAAATTAAACCTAGTATCGAAGCATATATTGGAACGTCATTGTAGGACTAAAAAGGATTATGGATATAGAAAATAAGGAATTAAAAGCGGATTTAGAAAAACCGATTGAATTAACGTTGGAGCAGGAAGTGGAAATGATGGCTTCGTGTGGTATTACGATTTCAGAAATGGCGCTCGTATTGGGATTGTCACCTAAACAGTTCAGGGCGCAGGCAGAATCTTTGGGAAGTAAGGTTTCGAATGCTATTTTGGCAGGGCAGTTACGGACGGAGATTTCTATTACTACGCAGCAAAAATTACTTGCTGAAAGTGGGAATATTACAGCGGTCCAAGTTTTTGAAAAAAGGTTGGATAGAAAAGAAACTCAGGAATTAAAGGAAAGATTATTTTATGGCGGTTAATTTATTTGATATAGATATTGATCAGATCTATGATTTCATAGAGAATGGAGTGACGGAAAATGCTCCGAAGGAAATTGTCGATTATTTAGAGGAAATGGATAAGGTACGAGGTATGCATCAAAGGATTGATCAGTATGGCTCAAAGGAGGCAATAATGAATCATCTTATTAAAGTGGATGGCTATTCTCGTTATTTAGCAAATCGTTTGTACAATCAAACGATGGAGTATTTTCATTGTTCTACGGAGATTAGTAAGGCAGCTTGGCGAAATATATATGCGGAGTTGATGGAAAAGGTGGTAAGTTTTTCTATTCAAAAGATGAAAGATACTACGGATGCGTCGAAAGTTGGGAAGCTGATATTGGATATGGCGAAGCTGCGGCAATTGGATCAGGAAGATAAAGAAGATTTGCCTATGGAAATCTATCAACGTCCATTTAAGATGTATAGTGTGGATGCGGAATTTTTAGGAATGCCGTCAGCCAATAGGAAGGAGTTATCGGCGTGGATCGATGATAATCTAACAGAGTTACCCGAAGTAATGAAGGATCGCATAAAATCAGAGGCAAGGATATTGCCTGTTAAGGCTTTTGTCGATGCTGATAAAGATCCTAGAAAAGCATAAATGAAACATATTAGTTTAGAAAATAAGGATGTTGAAGGTCGCTACGGAACGTGGGTGAAACAGATGATTGATATGATTGCTCCGAAGCATTTGCGTTTAATTGCAGGTCGTGGAATGACAAAAACTACGGATGTTATCGCAGATAGATCTATTGAGGTCATATATGATATGCCGCGTAGTTTGCAGGCGTTTGTGAGTGATACCTATGTGAATGCTCGTACCAATATTATTCCTTCGCTTATCGAAGGTTGGAGAGAGTACAAAGGATGGAAGGAGGGCGTTCATTACGTGATAGATGAACGTCCTCCTGCGAGTTTTGATTTGCCTTATAAGCCGATAACGACATTTAAGAATACGGTTTCCGTGTTCAATGGTGTTGGGATCTTGCTGGGTAGTTTGGATCAGCCATCTTCGATGGCAGGTATTTCAATTCAGCATTTATATGGTGATGAAATTAAATACCATAATAAAAAGAAGTTGGATGTAATTATGCCTGCGCTGCGTGGGTATAATAAATTCAGTCATTCGCCATATTATCGGGGTACTACCTTTACTACGGATTTACCAAATTTAGCGCAGGGGGATTATTCTTGGATCATGGATACTGAAAAGGACATGGATTTGGAGCGTTGCAAAAAAGCGCTGTATGTGGGTTTTGAACTTAATGAAATTAATAAAAAAATATACAGGGCGATAAAGTTTAAGAATAAAAAGCAGTTGGAATCGCTCTTAAGGTCAAAGGAAAAGTGGACGGAAAAACATATAAGATGCAGAAAGGATCTTACGTTTTTCTATGTAGTTTCTTCGATGGCGAATGTTGATATATTGACGGAAGGATATATATATGACATGTTGGAAAATTTGGGAATGGAGGTATTTAAACAGAGTGTTTTATCAATAAAGGGAACTTTAGAGAGTGGTGACAAGTTCTATACCGGACTTGCGAAGGAGCATTTTTATGCGGATGGGATAAATAATACCTATGTAGAGAGTTTTGGTATTAAGGGTGATTTTAAACCTTCTTCAATTATGTTAAATCATATTGATCATAGTGCGCAATTGGATGCAGGTGTCGATTTTGGAAAAATGATTAGTTTGGTTATTGGTCAGGAACAGGGAAAACAGTACCGGTGTTTGAAAAGTCTTTTCACGTTGGTTCCTGAATCTTCGCGAGAATTGGGGGATAAATTTGTTACGTTTTTTGCGCCGCATAAAAATAAGGTGCTAAATATGTATTATGATCGTAGTGGAAATCAATATCAGTCAAATGATAGGGATTGGGCGAGTGAAGTTGCGGATTGTATCGAGATTGATCGGCAGGGAAATCGAACGGGTTGGAAAGTGAATCTTATGAGCAGGGAGCAGGCTACAATCTATCAGCATCAGGAGTATAAATTTATGAAGCAACTTTTGGAGGGTGCGAATGAAAAATTACCGATTCTTTTAATAGATCAGTATCAATGCAGGGAGTTAAAGGGATCTTTAGAAATGGCGAAGTTGAAACTGAAAAATGACTTTAAAAC